GACAGCCAGGGCATATTCCCAGTCGCTTTTGTAGTTCACGTCGCTGACGCCAAGCAGCTCCGTGATCTTCTTCTGCTTTCCGCCAAGGGCGATCGTGTTGATCGCGGTGTTCAGGTCGGTAAAGTCCTTTCCAACGGCGCTCAGGCTCCGGCTCCATTTCTGGATTTCCTGGGCGTCCGTTCCCCAGATATTCGCCAGGTCCGTCCAGCTGTTCGCCTTCGCGGCCGTGTCGCTGATCAGCTGCCAGACCTCTGACGCTGCGCTTCGAACCGTGTCCAGCATCCCGTTAAAGATGCCCTCGATGGAGCTGCTCACAGCCTCCGCGCCGCTGCCGATATTGCTCAGCGCGTCCGCGAAGCTCTTCGTGGCGGTCACGCCTTCCGCGGTCTGCTGGGTTACCCCGCTCATGGCGCTGGTCACGCCACTCAGGTCGCCGTTCAGCTTCTCAAGCTCGTTCCGGTTGTTCGCCAGCGCGGTCCGCGCGTCGTTCAGCTTCTGCTCCCACTTGGCGATGGCGTCCTCGTTGTCGCCGTACTTCTCCGTGCATTCCTTGAGGGCCGCCTGGTAGGTTTTGACGATCTCTTCCTGCTCTTTGATCTGCTGCTTCAGGCTCTTGACCTTGACCTCGTTCTTCTGCTGCGCGGTGGCGTTCGCGCCAAGCTCAGCCGTCTCGGCCTTCAGCTCGCTCCGGAGGGTTTTCAGGTTCCGCTGCGCAGTTTTCAGCGCGTTCGAATACTCCTTTTCACCCTCCAGGACGATCCGCTGTTTGATTTCCTTTGTCGCCATTTCCGCGCTCGCTCCTTTCCGGGCTTACAGTCCCATCCGCCTGGGAATGCCGACCCCGGCCCTCCGGGCGTCGTATTTCGCCCTGATCAGGTACATGTCCATAATAAAGCCCGGTTCCATCCGCCGGGCCTCCTCAATGCCGATTCCGGCGATAAGTGCGTAAGCGAAAAACTCCCTCACGCTGAACCCTCGCCGGCCTCTGCGTTTTTTCTTTCTTCCTCAGCCATCTCTGCGCCGAATACGTCCTGATGCCGGTCGCCGTCCTCGTTTCCGTCGGCTCCGCGCACGTGCATCGTCCGGCGCATCTCCTCCTTGATGGATACTGCCAGGTCATTGATCTCGACGATGTCCAGATGGTTGATCATCTTTTCATCGACGTCCTCCTCATGCCCCAGGTAGCTCCGGGCGCTGTTGGCCATCGCTCCGAAGATCATTTTCAGATCGTGGATGCCTGCCTTTTTCTGGAATCTCCCGATCAGCTCCTGGCTGTCCGTTCCATATCTTTCGTCCAGCAGCTCCATGGCCCGCAGGTCGAACCGCAGCGGCACCAGCTGCCCCTTGATTTTCGCGTTGATCATTCCACTCCTCCTCACAGAAAAAAAGAAGGGACGGCCGGCTCATCTGCCAGCCATGGCCGTCCCCTGTGTACTGTTAAGAGATACCGGCTTTCCCCTTCAGCCAGGCAAGCGCCGCGGCGTAGGTGGCAAAGCCCTCGGAATCGGCAGCGTATCCGATGGTGCGGAACACGCCGACGCCGGTGGTGTCCAGCTGCACGGCCATGCCCTTGCCGCTGATCGTGCGGGTCTGGAAGCTGATGCTCTCGCCCTTGGTGGCGGCGTTCTCGCTGTCCAGGCCGAACTGCACTTTATAGATCCAGATCGGGATATACACGGTCGTGCCCTTGTAGCGGTCGCCGTACACAAAGCCGACGCCCACATAAGGCGCGGGCTGGTCCGTTTCGGAGTATTCGTGGTTCGTGCTGTCCTCGGTCCAGCCCAGGATGGTCTTCCGGGCGGCAAGCGGCAGCTTCGCCAGCTCCAGGCTCACGCTCACGCTGCGCACGCTGTTTTCTCCGTCGATCTGGTGGTCGTCGGCGTAGAAGCCGCTCTCGTCGCGCTCCACGCTGTAGTCAACGTTGACAATCATATCCGTCAGGCTCTCGCCGCCGGAATAAACCACGGCGGATCCAGCGCCGCCGCTCGCGATCGTGGCCCAGGTCAGGCCCTTGACTCCAATGATCATGTCTTTTCCTCCTTAGTTGAATTCCTCGGCGATCCTGTCCGCCTCTGCCTGCATGGCTTGCGCCACCACGCTGTCCGTGACCCTTTCCTCGCTGGTAATGAACTTGTCGCCGGTCCGGTTCGGCCTGCCCTTCTTCGTCGGGTTCCGGCCAATGCCGTAGTTGGTGACGAAAGCCTTCAGGGCGTTGCTGACACCACGGCTGTCCGTTCCCTGCGGGTAGATATTGATTGCTCCGCCGCCGAAAAACTCCTGATATTCTCCGGGAGCCACGCTGGCGAGCATCTGCCCGGTCCGAACGTGGTGAGCGTTCTGGATGATTTTGCTCATCTCCGCTGCGGAAGCGGCGCCGCCGGCTTCCACGATCCTCCGGATTCCCTCGCGGCGCATGCTGTCGTCCAGCCTGCTCAGCATATCCATGGCTTCTTCGCCGACCATGCTGAATTTCGCCACAGCCGTCACCCCGCAATCGTCACCGTGCGGATCAGCGGCCCGGTGGTCTGGATCTGGAACTGCCAGTGAACCTTGTCGATGTCGAACACGTACTCCCGCAGCGTCATCCGGCAGATCAGATCCATCCAGCCGTTGGCGGCCTCCAGCTCGTCCAGCTTTTCGCGCACCAGGGCTGGCCAGTCGTCCGCGCTGTTGTTCACGTACAGGTCCAGCGTGGTCGTGTAGATCTCGTCGATCAGGTGCCCGTCCGCGTACTGTACGGTCGGTTCCAGGCTCAGCGTCGTCACGCCGTACTGCTCTGGGGCTTTCTGATCCCAGGCGTCCCGGGCGATCTCGATCCCGCTCAGCTCGTTCAGTTTCTCCGTGATCAGGTCGGCGATGTCCACGGTCACGGTGACCACGGTCGGCTCAGCCGCCGGCGCTGTCGCGAGCGTCTTACGTCTGGCCATTCTCGTCGCTCCTTTCCACGGTCAGCTCAATGCCTCCGTCATCTGTCAGGTATGTTCTGGCCACGGTGTATTTCAGGCCCTTGTATCGCACATAGTGCTCGTTCTGGTAATCATCGGCCAGCTCCATCTTGAAGACGTAGCTGGGCTGGATGCCCGCGTTCAGCGCGTTGTAATACTCGCTTCTCGTCGCGCTCCGGATCTCCGCGAATACCTGCCGGGCCGTCTCTGAGATGCTTTCGTGCACGCCGTGTGCGCTCCGCGTTTCGGTGATCAGCTGGATCACGTCCGCTCTTACCATCGCATCACACCCCCGCGCCGTAGTCCGTATACTGGGAAGCATGCATCAGCTGCGTCTTCTGCAGCTCATAGCTGTCCGCCAGCCGGTCATAATCCGCCGGCGATCCGAAATGCATCCTGACATAGGTAATCATGGCCCGCGTGATCAGCGGGTCAGGCGTTCCCGGGATAATCACGCCGGCAATCTCCAGATCAAGCGCCGCCGCGCTCAGCAGCGACGCGATTTCCGAATCGTACGCGTCCGTGGTGATCCGCAGGGCGGTCTTTGTTTCGCTCAGCATGATTTCACCTCACATCATTCTGCAGAACCCTGAAAAACGTTGTCCCGGAAGTTCTCGTCCACGCTCATCCTCATGATGTGCCCGATCTTCAGCCGGGAGTCGCACCACAGGCGGAAGTCCAGCTTCTTTGCCCGCCAGCAGAAGGCCAGGTCTTCACCCAGCCCCGCCAGGGGAAAGAAAGGGACGCCGTAGATGCTCATCGCCTCCAGCATATCCATCCGCATCAGGACGCAGGCGAACCCGCACCCGTCCACCTCGAACAGCTGGTTCCTTGGGTAGTCGAAAAAGTTTTCGGTGTATGGCGTTACCCCGGCGCCTTCCTGCGTCACTTCCACGCGCTTGTAAATGCACGGGTTGAACGGCGGGCGGCGTCCGAAGCAGAGCCCCGTCACCATCTGCTTTCCTTCGATGTCCTCCATCAGCTTCTTCAGCAGGTCGGGCTCAAAGGTCATGTCCGAATCCAGCCACAGCACAAAGTCGTAGCCGCCGGCTTTCATCGCATATTCCATCAGCTGGTTTCTGGCGTCGTAGACCAGTGTGCCTTTCAGCAGCCGGATCTCCACCTCGCCAACAGGCCGCAGCGCCAGCAGGCACTCGACGAAGTTGGCTTCCAGCTGGTCCCCGCAGGGTACGGCGATCAGCGTTTTCATTTTCTGCACTCCTCAAAGCAGTCAGGGCGGGAGCGCGCGGCCCCCGCCCGGGTTATGTCATCAGGTCGCGCGGATGCAGCGCACGATGGCATTGACGTCAGCCAGCTTGCCGTCGGCCAGCGTCATGGCGCGCCAGACCTTGGAGCCCTTCCGGAACTCCGCTTCCTCAGAGCTGCGGACCTCGACGGCCTTGGCGAAGTTGAACTTGTACACCTTCAGGTCGCCGAAATACAGCTCGTCGGTGGAGGCGTTGCCGTCCACGATGCAGGGGAAGCCCAGCACGTTGTA